GGTAAAGGTGTCAGAACTTTAGAAACTGTCTCTTTTACCAAAGGCGTAGCTATGTCAGATCTTGAACGCGTTATTGAGCCATGTATAGTTGATGTTACTATATCTTATGATATTCAAATTATGCATTCTAAGGTTTTGATTTTAGCTCCAGGTGTTATGGTTTTAAACAAACATTATGTTTGCGATCCAAAAACAAATAAATTTCTAAGTGGAAAATTTATTATAAGTTTGAGAGGAGTTACACAAGTTTTTGAGCCTGAAGATTTCAAAGGTAATGATATGAATGAACTTTTTGTAGTTCAACATAGTTTACCTATTGCTGTTCCATCTTTAATTAGATATTTGCCCGAAAAATTCGTTCAAATCGATATTCCTGTAGTACATATGGGAAAAGTGAGACATGAAGCTATTGCAAGGCCTTCAATTTTTCACTATTTTAAGGGAACTTATTCTTCTTTACAATGGAAAGAGAAAGGTGCTATAGGAATGTGTAGCGAACCTGTTATAGGAAAACTAAACGGTGGTTCGGTTTTGTTAGGAATGGTTAGTTATATGAAGAATGACAATGATGTTGGTTGTTCTCTTTTAAGTAAAGAATGGTATGAGTCAATTATGGCCAAAAACCCCTATCCAAATGTGTCAGACATTATATTAACTGGGATGTCTCCGACAGTAGATCTTTCCATTAATTCAGAATTGCGTAATGTTAGTGACCCTAATTTAGTACCAATTGGAACTATTCCTGGACCTAATGAAAAATTTTCATCGCATATGAGGAAAACTATTGTTCATGATGAGTTTGCTTCTAAATTATCTGAAGAATATTCTTTGCCAAATTCTGAATTTAGAGGTATTGTTGATGGAGAATGGAATTCTTCTTTTGCAAATACTTTTTCAAATATTAGTATGCAATCTGATTTAACTATGCGTGAAGTGAATTTTGTTGTTAAATCTATGCTTGAAGATGTTGCTTCTAAACAATTTGTTGATGATCAGAATATTAGGTTACGACCTCTAACTTTGAAAGATGCAATTTTTGGTGATGAACGTCTGGGTATTGGAAGGATTGATTTTAAAACATCGACGGGTCCTTTTCTTAAGAAAGAAGGAATTAATAACAAATACGATATGTTTGA